ACCTTGCGACATTTAACTAAAGCACCTGACCCATAAGCAGAAGGCCATGTACCACCATTACGTGTATATCTGCCTTTTACTTTTCTGTAACAAGCGTCCCTCTTTGCTTTTTTCTTTGCAGGCATTTTAAAATCCTTTTGGCATTCTATCGATTATAAGGGTATCCACGTCTCGTATTGTCTGTTTGATATAGGTACTCGTTAATAATATCTGATAATTCTTTTGTAGCAGGCTGAGTTGCTTGTGACAATTCCATCGCCCTAATATTTCTGTGTTCTGGAGGTATAACGCCATCTACCTTTCTACCTTCGATAAAATCTTGGAAGAACATACTTACAGGAACATCTCTAAAGTTACCTCTTTCATCTGCCATTCTGTAGACAGGTGTATTAGAAACTTTCTTTAACCCCGCTGGATAAGTTGTGTGATTAGACACAGGATCTACAGGTGCATTGTAGTCAATCCTAGAAATCATTCGTCCAGCCGCATCTCCAGACCCCATTCCAAGCATATCAGCTTTTGAAACAGCCGCCCTTACTGACGCTTGATCAGGGAATCCTAACTTCATACTTCTTGGTAATGCCATTTCTTCTGAGAATGCTTTTCTCGCTTCACCACTGTTAGGTTGCCTAAAGAAATTTCTAACAGCATCAATGTCTGATGCTTCTAAGTTATTAAGGCCAGGCCAGTTTGGTACACGTTTTCTTAAATTTTCATCAAATTCTTTTGCCGCTTTTTTTGTTATCTTCATATTAGGTAACATATTCAAAGTAACATCTGAAACCATTGTAGAGAAGTTTACATTGTCACCAGCCGCATTAAAATAAACGCCGTATACTGGAGAACCTTCTTCTAATATCTCTCCAGTCTTTGGGTCTTCAACTTGACCAGAGATTTTTTTTGCTTTTGAGATTTGCTTATTTAATATTTGAGGATCGCTTCCCCACATTCTATTATCTAATACATTTTGAGCTTCTGTGGCATATTCATAGCCACCTTCTCGCGCTACTGGGTTAATCAAAGGTATATCGTTAACGCTTAAAACAGATCCAGTGCCACTTGCCCTATCGCCTTTGATAGACATAAACTTAGCACCTTCTTTAATTGCTTTCTCTAAGTCAAAAGGTTCTGGATTGGTTTGGATTCTTGTAGATACATCAATCTCTGCACCTATTTCTTCTAATGGAACTGTACCTCTTGGTACTTTTGTACGACCAATTACAGTATCTTCCATATAACCACCTTTTGTTAAGGCACTACCTCTACTTTTGTTTTCAAGGTAATTTGTTATAATTTGGTTTGTTGTATCGTCATCTGAGTATCTCAGACCTTCCCTAACAACATTGCCACCAACTTCTGCAAGTATTTGCTCGTATGACTTATAAACGCCATTACCAATATCAACAGCACCTTCAATGCCTAATTTAGCAATTTTCTGGAGTGCTGTTAATATACCCATTACTTCTTGGCTTTCTTCTTCTTCTTACGTTTCGCAACAGCCTTTAAATCAGCACGAGTAATTTTTTTTTTATCACCTGCAACCGCCGCTAACTTTTTTTGCTTTGGAGAATACTTACTGTATGGCATGTTAGCCTCCTAGAAGTTTGTTCATCATGTCGTGGACGCTACCGCCATCAAGTTTCATAACTTTTACTTTGACATCTCTGCCATCTGGCATTTCCATCATTTCATTGTGGTGGCAATCGCAATCTTCCTCGCCTTCACAATCGCAGTCATCCTCGTGCATTTCGTCTTCGTCGTATTCGTCGCCGAGTACATGCTCTTGGTGGCACAACAATAAGAAGTTAACGAGTTGCTCTTCTGATAGCTCTAGTCCATCAGCGTCATGTGGGAAGCCCATTTTCTCCTCAAAGAGAATTGCATTGTCTTCCATATTTCCGATATTTACTTCAGCCATTTTAACCTCCTAAGTTACTTGGGCGCATTCTAGGCATTGGGGATTGCATACCTAAATTATCTGGACGCATTTGTGGCATTGGAGATGTTACTTCAACCATACCTGCCGCTTCACCTGTAGGTAAATCTTCTTCTATAAGTCTACTACTATCAGCATCACCCATAGGAGGCATCGCACCCACAACACTACCAAACATCTCACGTTGGCGATCAGTAAGTGCGCCACCATTTTGGATCATTCTACCAAGATCCATTAATTCTTTTGCAGATGCTTCATCCATGTCATTAGGATTTATGCTTTGCAGAAATTGTTTCAGCAGTTGAAAGTCAGGGTTTTCTTCGATGTTTGGCATAACTGCCTCCTATATTAAGTTTATGGTAATTCTTCGTCTGCACCTACTATTGCATTAGGTAGATACTTTGCGTCAATGTATTTTCCATCTGGAGTTTTATACATTACTGTACCATCGTCTAAAGTTTCTTTTGTCAGTAATTGGTCAATACTCATACCAGATGCGTACCTACGCAACCAAGGTGGTAATCCATAACCAGATCCACCTTTGTAGTATCGGTTATATATATCTCTCACAATTGGGTTATTTGCATTGTAATCATCTGATCCATTCTGACGATTTTCTTTTGCTTGAGAGAAAGTAGATGTCGGGTCTTGATCAACTCTGTCTTCAGAATTGTTTTTATAGCTACTTGGATCATAATTTACAGTGGATGTACTACCACCAGCATCAGGATCTCCGTATGAGCTAGTAGATTCTGTTGTTGTGCTATATCCAACATACTCACCTTTATCGTTGTATATTGGAGTAGCTCCAGCTTCCAAAGCCGCAGTCTGTTCAGCTATAACTGACCTTCTACCTTCAATTCCGCCTTCCAACATCTTCTCACCTAAGTATCCACCTATAAGTGGAACAGTCATTCCTGGCAAGAATGATACAAAGTATGATAAATCACTTGGTGGTATATCTCTTTTCATTACTTGATTTGCTATTGCCGCATTGGCTTCGGTTTCACTCATTCCAGTTGTATCAACTTGTAAGTTATTACTGTAGTCATCAGATACGCCGTAAACGTAATCTTTTTGTCCAGTAACAGGATCTACAGTATAGCCACCACCTTCTAAAGAAGTTCCATCTAAAGTGTTGACTAATTGACCATTTACATAAGCGGCATTATCACCAGGTGTAAGTAGATTTGCTAATGCCTCTCTAGTTGAATTTAATATCGGCGCGCCATTAAGACCACCGAATCCTTCAATGTTATTTGTTTGATTATCAAAAGTACCACGAATTACATTGCCAGTAGATGTTGTTCCACCAGGTGCTATTAGGTCACCTGTAGCATCATCTACAAGCTGACCACGAACATATGAAGCTCCATCATTAGGCGTAAAGAAGTTAGCCATCTCTTCAGCTTGCGTATTGTATACACCCTCAAGTCCAGTGTAATCGGCTGTCGTTGTAGCAAATTCAGGGGCAGTTGATGATGGTAATGCGCCTATTTGTTCTGGTTCAATTACAGATTCTTCAGTTATTGAAGACAATGCAGTTGCGTTGTCGTCGTATGTAAGCGTTGGAACATAATCCTTTTCACCAATCATTTGAGCATATGAATCACTCGCACCAAAATCTTTAAACCCAGACTTAATAAAGTCTACCCAATCTCCATCATTTGCAGATCCAGAGCTTGCCGCAAACTCACTGCCTTCATCCAGAGATATTTGACCTATTGCTTCAAATACTTCTCTATCTTCTGGGTTACCATAAGCAATTTCATTTGCAATAATAGTATCTGTACCAAGTCCGTTCATTGTTTCGTCTGTGCCAACGTATTTTCTATCTAATACAGGATCTCCACTTGGATTTGTTACACTTTTGTTTTCAAACCACTCAAAACCATCGCCAGCATACACACCAAACCTATTAACCTGACCATAAGATTTAGGTTCTTCTGTATTGGCAGTTGTCACATTAGAAAGCGCGCCGACATCACTTTCCATAGATAATGGATCAACATTTTTCTCTGGAACAAGTGGTTCTAATTCAAGTAAATTATCTTTATCATTAAGAGCATTTTCTGCTATATTTACTATGTCTACAGCATTTCCAAGGCTAGGATCTGGAATGCCTTGTTCTTCGTAAACTGCACTGTAATCAGTTGCAGGATAATTTCCTACAGGCCCTTCCCTCATTGCCACTTCAGCCGCGCCAACGCCACGACCACCAACTACTGGCTCTTCAGTTGGTTCAAAGTAAGACATATAGCTAGGCGTGATATCTTTAGAAACAAACTCAACATTAGTTAAGCCATCAGTTACTGAAGGAGTAGAAGCAATAACACTAGGAGGAGGATTTGATGGTAAAGCTCCATATGAAACAGGTTCAACTACTGGAACAGGTTCAACTACTGGAACAGGTTCAACTACTGGAACAGGTTCTACAGGAGGAACGTAAACACTGGGAGGTGGAGTTGATGGTAAAGCTACAGGAGCAGGAACAACTACAGGAGTAGGTTTTTTATTATCATCGCTATGAGTAGTAGCATTTACTGGTGGAGTATATACTGGCTTTGGTGCAGAAAGAACTGCCGCCGCACCTTTTTTATCTGCCGTTGATCCTCCGCCACCACCGCCACCAGATGATGATCCGCCGCCAGAATCAAAAACAATTTGAGGTGAAAAACCTAATAAATTTTTAAATATACTCATGCTACTTTCCTATGCCACTTGCCTCGGCGGGTATCTTTATTAACATATAGACGATCACCATAACCATCACAATTGGGATAATTCTTAAACATAAATTGCTGTATGTCTCGTATAAACCGCATAACTTCACGTCTACCAGCACGACACTGAAACTTTGGAAAAAATAAAATTAAATCTTCAGACCAATCACGAGAGAAAACATCATCACCATCCCAAAGATCACGCTCTATCTCATCACGAGTAAAAAATCCCCAAGTGCAATAACCTAAAATTTCACCATTAACACGATGAACAAAACACTTATCATGCTCTACAGCACGATAAATAGAGTTTCGAATATTTGAAATATGATGGTTATTATAAAAATCATCATTAAAAACCAATGACATAATAGATCCAAGAATCGCATGGTTCTTTGGAAATAAATTACTGATCATAATTCTACGCTCTCATCGGTGGTTGATTTGGTTGCCCCGTCATAGGTGGCTGTTGTGCTTGTGGCATTGCGCTTGCAAATGCGCCTAACGCACCTACATCTCCGCCGCCTGCCATTCGACGCTTTATTTCCATTACTTTATCAACCAGATATTTGTTCATGTCAATTGGTTGCTGACCCCCACCTTGGGAGGGCAGTGGGGGCGCACCTTGTGGTCTTTCTTGTGGTAAACCTCCAAAAGCCGCAGGATTTATTGGTGGCAAGTTATACTGTGGGGGGTACATTCTTCATTGCCTCCATTTGAATTTTAGCATTATTTTTTTCTCGTTCTAGCTGTAGGTCTGCCTCCAACTTAGTGATCTTGGCTTGCATGTCAGCTTGCGCCTTCGCCATTTCGATCTCCATGTCTTGTCTCGCTTCAGCTTGTTTGATCTCGATATTTGATTTGGCTTTAGCTTGATCCGCTTGAATTTGTGCTTGCGTTCTGGCTTTGAGTGCTTCGGTTTCAAGTTTAGCAAGTTCCTGTGCATATTGCAGTGGATTGCCTTGCTGACCTTGTTGTCCGCCCATCATGCCTTTCATTGCCTCGATTTGTTTCATCTGAGGTGATGCCTTCACAACTTCAGCCGCACGTTGGCTAATTAAACGATCCATCTCTGGGTCTACTTCTGCAAACTTAAACTTAGGATCTTTAAAGTCTGGCAACATCGGCATAGGCATATTGATACTTGCCTCCATGCGTTGACGATAGAGAAGCGCAATGTGTTCTGCGATATGTGCGATTAATACAGGTTGCATAGCTTTCGCACCAGGATTTCCTGCTAATGACGGATCTTGCAAGAACTGCATGTGAACTGCAATGTGTGCATCGTGATCTTGCTCTGGGAATGCACGAATACCTTTGCCGTACAATACGCTCATATTCTCATCGATTGGATCCATTTGCACAGCTTCTTCTGGCTTTTGCAATATTTGATCTATGTTCGGAATCCGAAGTGCCTCGTACATACGTTTGTATGCCTCGTATAAATCATGAAATTGTGGAGCAGATCGTGACATCTCCAACACAGCTTGGGCTTGGGCAATTCGCTGTGCTGTTGAGAATATGTTTGGATCACTAACTGGTATGATATCAATTCGATCATCAAAGTCAGTTCGATAAATAATATCATCCGCACCAGCTTGTGAGAAACTAAACTCGTCAGGTAAGTTTTCAGCATTTAATTGCGCTAACAATTTAAACTCTTGGCCTTGTGCATAGTGCAGTCTCTTGTGTATCGCACTGAATGCCTTCGATCCTTGCTCGATCAACGCAACAGTTGAGCCAACAGGTGCATTCGGATTTACATCTCCGACATTTAAATCTGCCGTACTTGCAAATCTCTGACCAGCATCAACCATAAAGCCTAGCAAATTAAACAGAGATCCACTTGGCTCCTTAAACGGCAATGGCATAATAGCTTTGTTGATATCATCAACTGTACTGTCGATATCATTAAACTCGCCTGGACTAATCTGCATGTCGCCACCTTGGACGCGACCACGCAATTTAAATCCACCTTGCATGTTGCTAAATGCGGCACTGTCTAGCAATGCACGCAACGATCCAGTTGCCGCTTTACCCAAACCACCAATCATGTGGTACAAGCCAAAGCCATAGAACCCTAAACCTGGCAAGAACTTATATGACACAAACCAATCTCGGCGTTGTCTCATCTCATCTTCTTGCTTCCAGTTGCGTCTAATGCTCACAACATTTTGGTTTTCATAGTCAATCGTGATGACATACGGCAACGCAACTGCATTATCGTCAGATTCGCCATCAACCATTTCTTCGCCATCGAATCCGTCAAACAAATCGTACACATGCATTTCGAGCAGTGTCATTACATCATCGTTGCTATCATCGTATTCATCGACGCCTTCAATCTCGCCAATTACATCACCTGATGGATCAACTGTATCTCCGCCAGCATACTTAGTCGGTAAGTAATATCCGTTCTGTACATAACGATTAAATTCGTTCTTTGGCATACGAATGATATGCGTGTATCGTGGCGAGGTGTATAAATCTTTACTTTCTGGTGCTACCACAAAGTCTTCTGCCTTTACAAAATTACTGCATTGGCGATCCATGTTTACATCCCACCAAACCTTCTTGAAGGTATGACCAATTAACGGAAGGTGAAATAGCATCTGATCTAAGTCAGGGAAATACTCAGGCATTTCCTGAGTGATTTGGTAATTCATAAACTCACGAACACGGCGACCTTGCTCTTCTAGCTCTTCATCTGGGTTGCCTATGATTACAGATTTAACTGGCCCACCTGATGGGTAAAGTTCTGCAATTGCCTTCGCATTGAATTGAGTTGCCGCTTCAGCGATTAACGGATGCACTACAACTGAAAGTCCGCGTGTGCCACGTTCATCTTCGCCTTCATCAAGTCCACCATCTGGATCGAGCGTCTTCAATCCTTCTTTGTAGCGTTCCTTCCACTCTGACCGAGCTTCTTCGTCATTTTCGTAATAACCTACAAGTTCTTGCGCTTTTCGTGCGAGATCTCGTTCATCCATCTGTTCAGCTAAGTTGGAATCAAATTCTGCGGCATCTGCCTCGTCCATTGCATCTAACTCTGGGTCACCAATCAGAACATCGCCATCTGCAAGCTCCTCGATCATTAACTCATCACTAGGTGCGCCTTCAGCAAATGGTATAATATTTGGGTCAGCCATAGAGGGTAATCCTTTGTTTTTCTACTGGCTCGTCGTCTTCAGGGTCTTCACTGTGACCAACAAACCATCCTTTTCGTAAACGCAACCAAGCCTGTGTACAAGTATCAACAACGTCATCGTTGGGGTGTGCAGGAAAGGCCGCGCATATGTCTATTAAATCTTTAGCCCATTTTCGATCAGAAGGGTAGTAAATTCTTCCGTCTTCTAAAAGTGCGCTCGATGCGTGCGCTCTGGCTTCCTTATCTCGATCAGGAGAATAAGCTAAAACTGGTATTCCAGCCATGCGTAAATCTTGCAGTAGAGATTGACCTGACGCCTTCTTCTCGATCAACACAGCGTCTGGCTCCCAATCGTCGTAAGCCTCTTGTGCAATCCGCCTTAACTCTGGGTAGCTCACCTTATCGTACCAAGCCTCCAATACAATCGCACACATTGCGCCTTTGTGTCTGAATACACCCCAAGTTGTTCTGGCACTAAAGCTAGAGCTTTCCTTGGCTTCGAATGCAGTATCCCATGACTGAAGAACATATTCTATCTCTGGCAAGTCTTGCTTTTCCCACGGAACCCACCACGATGCCCTGAGAATACCACCACCTTTTGGCGATGGCCTTTGCTGTAGCTGACCAGCAGATGCATAAGATCCAAGAGATCTTTCCAGAATAGATAAAGTTTTCTCGTCAATTCTGTCAGGCCACAGCAACTCACCTTCCTTTGTTCTTGGATCTGTAAACCCAAGTGACGACTTCATCGGATTCGGCGCACCCACTTCGTAACGAGCAGGCAACATTAGGTGATCCCACTCATCTCCAAGTTGATTTGCCAAGACGTGACCTGTGAGATCCTGTTCGTGTAGCCTCTGCATAATAATTACAAACGCACCAGTCTGCGGATCGTTTAGTCGTGTCTGCATAGCCTGATCCCACCAATCCAATACACCTTCACGAACTTTAGAACTATCTGCCTCTACAGAGTTGTGTGGATCATCGATGCATATGATATCACCACCATCACCAGTTAACGCACCACCAACTGACGTTGCGATTCGATAGCCTGTCTTATCGTTCTCAAATCTCTGCTTTTGGTTTTGATCATCTGTTAAATTAAACTTATCGCCAAAATGCGCCTGATACCACGGACTGTCGATTAACCTTCTACACTTCGTACTATCCCTGATCGACAAGGA